CTATTTGATCCAAATGTTGGTATCAATATGGCTTTGCAACAAAGGTCACAAGACATGAGTTTATTAGGCGCACAAGCACAAGCTGATGCTACTAGAGCCGCAGGAAGAAGTAGTGCGATAGGTGACATAGCCTCGGCTGCTGTACCTTTCTTACTTGGTTGTTGGGTAGCTCGTGAGGTATATGGGGAAGATAATCCAAGATGGTTAGCATTTAGACAATGGATGCTCGTAGAATCTCCATCCTGGTTCTTCGACTTATATGTAAAGTATGGTGAAAGATTCGCCAAGTTTATTTCAAACAAACCTTTTATTAAAAAACTCATTCGCAAGTGGATGGATACAAAGATTAGTTAGTTATGGCATTTCAAACAGGAACACCAGTAAACCCTCAGTTATTAAATTATAGTGGCTATGCCCAAGGAATGGCTAATGCTGCTAGTATACAAGCGGCAGCACTTGCTGATTTAGGAGCAAGAGTAGGTAGCACTATTGAGCAACATAGAATTAAGGAAGAGGAGAAAGAGCTTAAGAGAAATACAATATCTAGTATTGGTACTGTTCTGACAACTCACCCTAATATAGCAAAAGCACTTAACCTGGATAAAGGTGCAATAGACACAGGAGAAGTAGATGAAAATGGTGACCCAATCTTTACCATGAAATATGATCCTAAGGAAGTTAGCACAGCCGCTACTGAAGTATACAATGTTCTGGGTCAAGAAGGTAGTACAGCATTTGTTGGAGCTACTTACCTTAAAGCTCTTGAAGGAGGCGAAGAGGTAACAACAGGTGGACTTTCTGATATGGAAAACTTTAGATTAGAAGTTACAAGTAACCCAGACTACAAGTTTCAGAAAAAGGGTGGAAATACCATATTAACAACAAGGGGTCCTGATGGTAAGTTCTCAGAAGTTGGTCCCAATGATCCAATATTTAATATGACTGATAATCCAAAAGCATACTATATGTTCTTCACATCAGACAGAGCTAATTTATATTAATGATCTATGGCAGAAACAATCCAATCCTTTGCAGAGCGGGTAAAAAGTAAGTATCCCGAATATAAAAATGTACCAGATGAAGAAGTTGTATATAACTTTGTTGAGCAATATCCAGAGTACAGAAGTGTCTTTGATGATGCTGTAGTAAATGGTAATATATTTACAGAAACTTTTAAGCATAGTCTTTTAGGTTTCTCTGAGGTTTTTGGTAAAACATATAAAGGTGCAATTGAAAAATTGTCACTAATGTTAGCTGACCAAACTATGTCTGAAGAAGAGTTCATGACTTCAGATAAATTTGGAAGAATGTCATATGAAGAATATGCAAAGGATAATGAGTTCAGAGCAAAGGTGCAAAGAAAAGCATTAGCTCATGCTAACTCAGTAGGTGATTTCTTTGATAATGAATTACCCAATAAGATAAATATAGATAAGGATTTTGCTAGAAGTAACTTTGGTTTATGGGCTACATCTGTAGCAAGAGGTCTTGGACAGATGGGTGGATATACTGCCTCATATTTTGCTGGTGCTGGAGCAGGTGCTGCGCTCGGTAGTTTAAGTCCTGACCCTGTTACTACAATTGGTGGTGCTGCGGTTGGTACTGCTGCGGTATTCTCTGTAGCTTACTTAAACAGAACAAGTGAGTTTATAGATGATGCTGAAAGAACCATGGGCTTAGACTTGCTCGAAATGAATGAGGCTGACAGAGACATGGTTCGTAATGGTTCTATAGCTTATGCTGGAACAGGTGCTATCCTGGAAGCTACTGCATTTAAGTATGTGGCTGGATTGCCAAATGCTCTTAGAAAAGCATTGGTAACATTGAATGCTGGTGGTAAGGTAGCAGAACCCACAGCCAAGACTTTATTTAAAACCCTATCTACCAATGCCCTAAAGAGAGGTACAGTAGAAGGTTTACAAGAATCAATCGGAGATGGTATGACTCTTGATTTGATTGCTAAGAATTTATATGACGACAATCGTAACTTTATTACAGGTGATGCTATTGGTCGAAGAATGACAGAGTTCCTTGTTGGATTCTCAGTTGGTGGTCTTGCATCTGGTGTTGGTGATATTGGCAGAACTGCACTAGGGGAAGACATTACCCTTACTGATGAACAAAGAGCGAAACTAGCTCAAGATCAAATAGACTTACAAGAAGAGTTACTTGAAAGTGAGAGTGATATTGAGTTTGATGACTTGCAGAGACAGTTCAATGAAGGTGGAGCATTTGAGACAACTTTATTCAATGAAGATGGTAGTAAAGAAAATGTAAAGATTACTAATGTTAACAACGAGTTTCTTACTTATGAAAACAAACAAGGTGAAACCTTGATTATAAATAGAAATGGAGTTGGACAAATAGCAGGTGGTGTATCAGAGAGTGGTCAAACATTATTAAATCCAAGAAGCCCCAACTTTGTATTACAAGACGATCAAAAGGTTGGCTCTATGACAGATGAGCAACTTAAAGAATATGCAGCACAAGCAGAAAAATATTTAAAAGAACAACAAGCTAAACCCCAATCAGAAAGAGATGGAGGTTTATTGATTAGTACATCTAGTCTTGATTTAGCTGCTATAAAATTTGAGCAAGCCAGAAGAGAAAGACAAGCTAGACAAGCGCAAGAAGAAACTACTGAGGAAGTAACCGAGGAAACATCCGAAGAATCGACAGGAGACCCTACTGATCCGGGAGCAACCGAAGGTAAGATGTTTACTGTTAAGTTTAAGGATAAGAATGGGAACGAAAGAGTAGAAGATATATTTATTGAGCCAGGACAAGACCCATTAAAAGAGTTCCAAAGAGCATTCAAGGGTCAATACTCTACTGACTTTGCTCCTATCATTGAAGCTAAGACACCTACACCAGAGGGAGCAACACCAGAGACTACACCAGAGACTACACCAGAGACTACACCTACACCAGAAGAAACAAAGCCCACAAGCCCATTCGCTGATCCTGTTGATAGTGGTCCTGTAATTATAGAAGAGTCTGTATTGGAGGAAGATTTACCAAAGGGTACTGAACCAAAGCCTAAAGCATCACCCGAAATGTACCTTCTTCAAGGTAAGGTTTTAGAATACATTGAAGGTAAGTTTGGTAAAATATTTAAGAATAAATTACTAGCCAAGAATGGTGGCAAAAGACCACTAAAGGTTAAATTTGTATTTGATCCAAAAAAAGAGGGAATGGGTGAAAATGAGTTAGGTAGTTATGAATTTCATGAGCATATCATAAAACTTAACTTATCTTTGTTGATGAATATCAAAGGGGAAACTGACCCCAATACTGGTGAGAAATACTTTAACACAAGATATCTAGATACAACCATAAGACATGAACTTATTCATGCAATAGCCGATCTTGCTGCGGTAAAGAGAGGGCTGAATATGTATGAGTTCAATACAATGATTGGCAAGAAGATGACTCCTAAACAAAAAGAGGCTCTTGCTTTTGCTTATGCTGGTAAAAGAAAACCTTGGGGTAGAAATTCAAACTATCATTATGGTGCTGAATTTATTAGAGCAATGATTGAAGCCTATAGCTATGAAGGCAATACATCTGAGTTCATGAGAGAGTACACAGGTTTCCCTGGACAAACTTATGCACAAGTTAGAGAGATATTAGAAGAGGATTCTGATGACCCATCCTCTGCATATCAAAGAGCTAAAAGATTTTTAAAAGAAGTACAAAAGAAAATCGTAGAAGTATTTCAAACAGGAGTATTTGTTAACAACGAGATTGCATTAGTTTATCTTGATGCAGTTAAGATGATGGGGCAGATTGATCCTGAAGCTAGACCTGTTAATCAGAAGTTGTATGATAGGCTCAATAAGATGATATCGCCCAACACAGGAAGTCTGTATTTAAATGTAAATGACTTTACAGGTGATCCATTGTCAGACCCATTGGATGAGACTCAAGCTCCACCAAAATCTTCAAGAACTAAAAGGTCTGGTAAGAAACCACCAACAGTAGATGAAGTATTAGATAACTCACCTAAAGCAGTCAGTATATTTGATAGGTTCATGGTCCCAGTTGGTCAGCTACTAGCAAACATTGATTCAAGATTAGAGACTGTGTACAGCAGATTTGTTCAAAGAAAGAATCAAAGAATCCTTGATGGACACAATGCAGTTAAGGGATTAGGTAAGAAACTAAAGAACCTAAGAAGGAAGAATTTAAAAGAGTACACTAGATTATCTGTACTGATATCCTATAGTCCATTCGCTGAAAACTCACGACAAACTCCAGAGCAACAACAAGCATTGTTCAAAGAAAGAGAGTTACTGCTCAAGAAACATGGGATGTATAATGACTATGTTGCTGCTAGAACATTACTCAAATCAATATTAGTAGAATCTAAAGAAGCTAAACTTGAGGTAGGTGAGCAAGCAGATTATTTCCCAAGATATGTTGATGGTAGGGAAGGTATGGCTGGACTAAGAAGAAAGTTTGGCATAAGCCCAAGATCATTTAGTCAAGCACTTCAAGCTGAGAATGAAAGAAGAGAGAATAATAAAGGTGTAGCTTACTACATAATGATTGTTGATCCAGTTACTGGAGAAGAAGTACCATACATCAAAGGTATAGAACAAAAAGCTAGTGCTGAACAAAGACTAGCGAGGGCGCAAGCTGCTGACCCAAATACTGAATTTAAATTAAAGAGAGTAAAAGACTTTCCAAAACCTTTACCAAAGATTGAACCAGGAACTGTTGAAGAAGAAATATTCTTTGAGCAATTAATCAGACAAGGTAAACTAAAAGGAACAGGCGCATCAGCTAGAGAGAACAGAGTTATCGAACTCTTGGAAGAAGATACACTTAAATTCTATGTATCACCAGAGGAAGCATTGAGCCGATACATTACTGAAATGTATACTGCTATTGAGTCAGCTAAGTTTGCGGGCATCGGAAGACCAAAGGTTACTAACAGTAAAGGACTAGCAATCAATAGTGAGTTTGATATCACAACAGAGCTAGGTAGGTTAGCCCAACAGATTGAGTCAGAAGAAAGAGCTAAGATGGTAGATGGTATGCCAACTCTTAAGCAAGAGTTAATGAATGACTATTTACCTAGACTACATGAAGCAATCATGGCTAACAACAATCAAGAAAATGCAGCCCTTAGATTTGCTAGACAATTCAGTTACTTTAGTTTGCTGATTGAGGTTACATCAACATTGTCCCAGCTATATGATTTACCATTCATTATGTATGATAATGGTGTGTTGAATACATTTAAAGCAATGATTGGCAAGAAGAGTTTCAATGTCAAAGACTACATGGATGTCGATAATGTTGTAGAAGAAAACTTTAAAGATGCTAAGAGCAATCAAGGATTAAAGAAGATCATCGACTTTGGTTTAACTGCAACAGGGTTCCGGGCTTTGGATATTCTCATGAAGAATACCACAATGGATGCTAACTATAATAGATATAGGAAGATCGCACAAGAGAGCTTCAATCCAGATGGCACAATCAAAAAAGGTTTATCCGAAAAAGAAACACAAAAGGCTTTGAAGTTTAAGGCAGAGGTAATTAAGTTCTTACCAGTAAATAGAGCGCAAGCACTCGCTGATCCTTTCTCTGAGTTTATAATGTCTTTGAAGAAAGAGCCTGAGACCAGGAATGAATATGAAAATAGTGTTATATCTAGTGCATTAGTACAGAAGCTATTGGTTAATCAGCCATTGAGTAATCTAAGGATGCCGCTATCTGTTATGGAAGACCCAAATCTTAGGATGGTGTACACCATGAAATCTTTCATGATTGTTCAGATCAATAACACAAGAAACTTATCTTTCAATAAGATAGCAGAGGGTGTCAGAACTAATAACAAATCTCTAGTGAAAGAAGGTGTAGGTAATCTAGCAAAACTCATGTTCTTCTTTGTGATGTGTGGTATACCAGTAGACTTAATTAAAGATTTACTTGCGGGTAGACTTGGATACATGAGTGACTACACATTCAACTCAATGGTTCGTGTCTTTGGTATTAGTAAATACTCTTTATTCAAAGGACAAAGAGAGGGTTACTTTAGTGCATTATTTGATTATGCAAAACCAGCACCACTATCAACAGTCGTAGATTCTGGTAATGCTTTCTTTAAGGTTTTAGATGGTGATGGAACATTTGGCGAAAACTTAGTTGAGTCCAAGTTCCTACAAGCTCTACCACTATATGATGTGATGCACTATGTATCTCCAGACTTGAGAGATTATAAGAGAAGCAGACAATATAAATTCATGAGAAGAAGAATGAAGCAAAGGGGTGAACTTCTCGGCTTCCCAGATCCATTTGAAAGAATAAGTCCTACACCAGTCGGCATAACAAGAGAAATGCTAGGGCTATAAGAAAGCCCCACTAGGAATTAACAAAACCTAGTGAGGCTACCACACTTTCGAGGGGTTAACTAAGACCTTATGAAATCTTTGTGGGCATTGCTGCTGACACTTACCTCAAAAATAATTATACACTACCCATCAAGTTCCTTTAGTAAGGACTTAAAATGTTTCTTCTCTTCTTGTAGCTCCTTGCGGCGCTCTTCGAGAATAGCTATTCGATGGGAGATGGTGCGAGATTCCTCACGAATCATATTGATTCTAGTGTTAAGTCTCTCGGTTGTGTTACTCTTCAACTGTTGTATTGGATTTTCCATTTCGTATTTCCTTTTTTAATAGTACAAATAAAGCCTTCCAATAATCTAACTGCTTCTTAGCATCTTCGTCCCCCGGATTCTCCTGGATCATGCGAACCCACTCAGACATCTTAAACCTACAGTAGTCTAATGCCTCGTTTTTGTCACCATCTTTTATTATTTGTGTCATAAAGGTACTCTAAAATATTTAACACCATCATGCCATTGTCTTATCTCCTGACCGACAATAGAGTTGGCGATGTCTTTCATTGTTCTAAATATAGGTTTACTATCTTTAAAACAAAACACAACATAAAAATCACATTCATTAGACAATAAATTATCCCATGTACTGTACTCAACAAAGTCATGTAACTTTAAACTGTTGCTGCCTTTGACCTGACACCAAGCAAGATTATCTTCTATCTCAACTAAGTAGTCTGGTAAAGCTCGGATGGTTGGATGTACTTTCCAAAAGTTCTTAACAGGATTAAGAACTGAATCAAAACCAGTATGGTGTATTTTTATACCCTTGGTTTCACAATAGTTTTCAAACAAAGTCTCAGACATATTATCTTTGCTGATCCTTTGTCGTTGCTCATAAGAGCCTGTGTTTGTTATATCTTCATTCATTAAAAGAATCTCCCTTCTCTAAAGTAGAATTTAAAATAATCTCTGACACCTCGCTCTCCCTCTCTGTTCTTGGCGATCAAATAGTTGATTGTCATGTATGGTCCATAATCATCTGTAGACTTTGCTGCCTCTGGGTCATTGTCCTTACAGTTCATGATTAGTACAATGTCGGCATCATTCTCAATAGAACCACTATCCTTTAAATGATATAGGTCTGGCTTATCTGATCGTGCGCCTTCACGATTTAGCTGAGATAAAAGTATAATAGCCACATCATTCTCTAATGCTATCTGCTTTACCTTCTGTGATATCATGGCGATACCATCAGCTTTGCCCATCCTCCCGGAGTCAAAGGGAATTAATTGTAAATAGTCTATAACAACTAGCTTAATGTTCTTCTCTCTCTTAAATCTGCGAACATCTCCAGCCAATGTATTGATACTTTTGACTGAGTGTAATGTATGCAAAGGAATCTTTCTCAATTTATCTATTGATTCATTGATCTTCTTTATATTCTCAGGGGTCTCTACTTGCTCCTCAGTTCGTTTTAAATCAAGATTGGATAGTGTCCCTATCATTCTCTTTGATATCTGCTTCTGAGGCATTTCTAGGCTGAATATGAGGGTCGGTATTTCGTCCCTTGATGCAGCTCTTAGTGCAATGTTTAGACTTAGTGCAGATTTTCCTACACTTGTTGGGGCAGCTATTGTAAATACACATCCAGCTTCTAGCTTAATCTTATCGTCAAGGTGTTTAAAGTGAGTCTTAATATAGTTGGGCTTGTAGTCTCCTCTGACCATGGTATCCAACTCATCTTGGATTACATCCAATGAGTTTTTAATATGAGTCAGTTCTTTTTCTTTTGGTCTATACTTATCAAGCTCTTTTGATACATCATCCAGGATAGTCTCAGGGTCAGTATCTGTATTAATCTTTTCTAATGCTAGGCTATACTCTCTTCGTATGGCTCTTAGCTTTGATTTATTTAAAATGATATTAATGTAATCATTGAATGCTATATTACTGTGGGTTTCACTAGCTATCTCAATAGTCGTATGAGTTAACTCATCATGGGTACTCTTAACTTTATTGGTAACTGTGATTAAATCTATAGTTGCTGATTCGTTAGATAATTTTTGCAAAGCATCCCAAATGATTTGATGGTCTTCGTAATAAAAATCTTCAAGGGTAATTAGCTTGGCTGCTTGCTCAAATCGCAACTGATCTCCACCATTAATACAACAAGAGAGCAATGCTCTCTCTGCTTCTTTATTTTGGGGTATCTGCATTTAAGGTTTCTAGTTGGTTTTTAAGTGTGGTTAAAATTTGTCCGAGGGATTTAATAAGTATTCGGTTAGATTCTGGTTGGCTTCTAAGAGTTAACTCTTGTTGTGTGTTTAGTGCTACATTTACTGCTTCTTCAAATTGTTCCATAGTTTTTTGATTCATTGTAAAAAAAAGCTAGGCTCGCTCATGACGAGCCTAGCAAGGTTGTGAGATAATGGTTAAAATGTATGCTTTTCGATCTGCTTATCTCGTTCAAGCATCCCTAAAGCTAAGAGTGAATAACCCATGAGGTCAAGGAATATATCCTCAACTTGATCATTACCCTCGGTAACTTTAAGTTTACCATCTTTTGCAAATGTCATCGCCCTCTGAAACTTGTCTTGCATCCTAATGCACAGACCAGTAAGAGGTTGCACACCGAAGTCCTCTGACCTATCGAAGTTAGCGAAAGGATTGGTAGCGCTCTCTCCAGTAGTATAGTCATTGTTCTTCTGTGCAGTAACATCGAGTAGCTTCTTAACCACTTGTTGACGAAACTCATCGTACCAATCCTTATCGTAATAAGCAAGGTCATCTGGGTTCGTAACATTTGATGGGCAAGGTTGCATTAGAATGGGTCCTCTTCAGTTCTGTTATCAGATTGTGGGGCATCCTTTGCAGTAAGAGCCAAAGAAAGAAACTTCATACCAGACTTGGATGTTTTCTTCCATCCTTTGATCCAGTATTCTTTACCTTCAACATCGATGTTCCCTCGGAAATCGGGTTGATTAGGTTTTTCTTTCTTGTCGTTGGGGAACAATGCTCCCCCATTAGTGTTATCGTATTCTTTAGACATGATATATATATATGTGGGTTAAATCCAATCCTCCTCCTCAGTTTCGTCCGGGGACTTTTGAGTGGTAGGTTTCTTATCAAAGGTGTGAGTTGTATCAGCATCCTTGCAGTCATCGCACAGAAAAAGTGCATTGCAGGCATATTTCCGAGCATAGCTCGCCGCAGCCCCAAATGTCATCGAGATATCCATGCCGCGCTTCTTTGGATC